AAAGTGAGACATTGATACCCGGAACAGAGGGGGGGGTAGACCAATGACTTTTGGAGCGCAAATGTCAAATCCGCAGGTAGACGTTGACATGGTGCAGACGTTACAGGCCAAAAACCCGATGGCCGTTGCATTTGCCAAAACCCATAAGCCGATGTCTGAGACTGACCCCGAAGGTTGGTCGCCTGTTGATGCGGCTCCGACCGTGACGCATTGGCCTCGGGATCGCAGCGATGCCGGGACGGATGTGGCGGTGGTGCAGCCCGTCGGCACCGACTGCTACAACGGCGCCATCACGGGCGAGGTGGCGGCGACCATTGGCACACCCGGCAGCAGCGTCAACGCGAGCGGGCCGACGGTGATGCAGCCAATTTGCACCGATATGCGCGGCCACGGAGATGGCCTTACCGCTCCGACGTTACGCGCAAAAGAGACTGCGAATGACTTTGCGCCGATGGTGGCGCAGCCGTCAATGCAAGTGCGTCGCCTCACGCCCGTTGAGTGCGAACGTCTGCAAGGCTTTCCAGACCAATACACCAACATCCCGTGGCGTAAGAAAGACGAAAGCCCGGACGGCCCTCGATACAAGGCGCTAGGTAACAGTATGGCCGTGCCTGTAATGAACTGGATTGGGCAGCGCATACAAAAGGTGAGCGAACTATGAACCAACCCGTCACGACGAGTAGCGATATCACTTGGGCCGTGCAGTCCGGCATGAAGCAGTGGGATGAGCGGGTCAAGACCGTTATCGGTCGATTACACCTCTGCGATGCTTACCTTGCCCGCATCAACGTCGGGGAGTGGGAGCAGCGGCAGGAGAAACGCGAGTGGCTAAAGACCCGCGTCGGGCCGCTCGTGCGTGAGGCTGACCCGGCGGCGGTGATCGGCGACCCAGGACTAATTGGGTTAGTCCGAGAGTTATTCGGTGAGCGCGGCGTGATGCGTCTTCGTGATAGAGTAAAACAATGCGCTACGCCAAACGACGCGACACCAACCACGCCGACATCGTAAACGCACTGCGGAAGGCAGGGTTTGAGGTAATCGACTTTGCCAGCGCCGGCCACGACATTCCAGACCTTCTCGCCGTAAAGCCGCTTAGAGACGGTCTGGCATGGGCCTGCTGGGTAGAGGTCAAGGCGAAAGGCGGGCGGCTCTCAGAGGGCCAGAAGCGGTTTCAGAGCATATTCCAGCCGAGGGGTGAGTGGTACGAGGCGCGGGACGCTGCGGACGCGGCGGCTACGCTACAGGCGATGTACCTCGCGGCAACACTAAGCAGGGAATGATTATGATTGCGACGTGGAAAGAGTTGAACGAATCCATCGCTGGGATGTCTGAGGCGGACGTGGTTCTCGCCCTTGAGGCCGAGGTATCGGGAAAGCGACGGTGGACGATTATCCGACGGCTACACCAGCGTCGGTGCGCCCTGCGGGCCTCCCGCGAGCGGGTTGCTCTTAAAGCCCTCTGCGCAAAAATCGCAGATACTCCGCCCCCTCCTCCGGCTCCCACCACACCTTCACCATATCCGGGTGATCCTCCGGCAATGCCGGATTTATAGTCGTCAGCACACAGGGCGAGAGGGCGTTGTCCCTAAAACCCTTATCCCGCGCATAACGGTCGTAGACCTTGTAGGAGGCGACCTTGATGGCGTGCATGGCTATCCCGCTGATCGGGTCTTTGAGGACGCTATAGGCGCTCTCATGCTTATGGCCGGCGACGTAGATGTGGTCGCGGGTGCCAAGCATCGCCGCCTTCATCGGGCCGTGCGCCGGGTTCCATATGCTAGATCCCGCATGGTCATGGCGAGCGTTGACCCGCACCGACGCCCCGTTCGGGAACTGCAAGGCAATACGGGCCTCTGAAGCCTTATAGAGGGCGTTCTGTTGCTTGGCGATCCACCGCAAGGGGTCGCCACCGCCGCTCCAGAGGTCGTGGTTACCGGCAATAATGTAGAGCCAACGGCAGCGGTTGATGAACCATTCGGCTAACTTCCACGCCTGCGCCGCTGACGTACTCTGGTCGGCGTAGAGCCGCGCCAACCGGCCGCACCAGTTGTTCGTGGTGTCGCCCACGTTGACCGCAAACAGCCCTTCGGTGTCGTTGACGAGTTGGGTGTGGCGCTCTAGCGCCTCAAGGTCGGTGCCGTCGTCATCGACGTGCGGGTCGCCAAAGTGCAGGATGCCGATAGGGCCGGGTATCTTGACCTTAATCGGAATCAGCTTTGAGGCTTCCTCGTGCGCCTGCTTGTGCTGGAACTGGCGCTTGCGATGCTCAATCAACTGCTCAATGGGAATGTCGTCGTCCGGCAGCGGGGTGAACTCAAACGTGGGCTTCGCCTCAATGGGGCGCCCAGGGTGATACGTCGATGCCGGGATGATGTAGCCCTTTGATTTCATCTTTTTGAGACGAAACATCAGCGTGCGTTCGTTCATTTCGAACTTTTCAGCGACAACGGCACGAATGCCGTTTGCCTCTTGCAGCGCTTCCAATATCTCATCGTCGGTGGCTTTCTTTTGCACGAGTCACTCCATCGTGGTCAGCATTTGTTGCAGGAGGTGGCCGAGGCGATCCACAAGCGCTTCATCGCGGGACAGGTCATCGTGACCGGCAATATCAAGCATGGCGTGGACCGCTTCATGCGCCCAGATCTGCTGCCGGTTGCTGCCCTTGGCCGTGGACAGAATGTCGATGCGGTATAGGTCGGGTAACCAAATCCCAACGCATCCTTTGCCGTGTCGCCATTTGCTTGGCGGAACCACTCTGACAATGATGGTGTGCCCTGCCAGTTGGAACCGGCGAGGGATGCCGTCAGAGCGCATCCAAACCCCCTATCGCAAGTCTTTTAGACTCGCTCTAAAGATTAGCCCGCAAGGGTTGGCTTTTGCAAGATTTTTTGTTACGCGCCGTACAAATACATTGCACGTTCGTCTTTGCGCCGCTTCACAAGGCCGGGTAACACGCGACCCGCCGCCTTGGTCCATTTCATAAATTCTTCGGCGGCGTCTTCTAAATCACCGCGATTGATCTTCATGCGAAGACTGGACCGCTGCAAATTGCCTAGCCCAACATTGAAAGCAAAGCTGACCAGTGCGTCGAATTGGCCTTGATTACTAACGCTACCAGGGCAAAGTCGGGCAACGCCGCGCTCAAATTTCGCAAGGTCTTGAGCAAGGAGAGCATCCACCTCTCCCATCGAGAGGACGCGATCCCAACCCGGCGGTATCGGTAAACTTTTACGGTCCTCATATTTCACCCCAATATGAGATGGGTCTATGACATGGCCGACGCCAACGGTCCACAGCAGCGCAGGGCACCGATAAGGGCGCAGTCTTACGCCCTCATGGTGCTTAATTATGCGGATAGCCGCTTCGGATACCTTCACTTTTTGCCAAAAGCCTGCGTACCAAACCAAAATGAAATTATACTGGCAAGAATCAGCATCTCGTCTTCAGAGAATACGTTTTCCAACGCAATCGCAAACGGTACGCCTTGGTTCCACGCGTACCACATACCAGCGATGTTGATGATGACTAGCTCTAGCACAAAGATGTACGTCACCACCGGGCGCACCGAGGCACGCAGGTTAATCATCCATTGGCTTGCGCCTTTGCCGATCTCTACGTCGTGGCTGTAAAGCGCCTGCCGTTCTTCAGCAGCGGTTTGCGTCTGGATTTGCTCCAGTTTGATTTCCTCAACCCGCGCCTGTGCGATAAAGCCGCGTTCAGCGAGCGCTAGTTCCCGCTCCTTCTGTGCGGCAACCAACGCCAGTTCGTGCTTCTTGTCCTGCCGGTCTTGGAAGATTTGCAGAATCTTGGGCAGGCCACCGGCCAAGAACGATAGGAACGTGCTAACCATCGTCATCATTTCGAAGCCCTCACGACATCATCGCCTTTGGTCACGGTTACGTGGTCGCCTTCTACGTCCACGCGCATCGGCTGCTCCTTGCGATCCAGCCGGTCAAGTTTGCTAATGAGTTCCTTAATCACCGCGAACTCTGGCTTCTCTTCCTTCTCGACCGTTCCGGCGATGCCGTTCAGCATAGAGATAAGCGCAGTCAGCGAGGCGCCGAGCAAGCCCATGACGGCCGCGATCTTGTCGTTGTCCAGAAACAGGCTAGAGACGACGCCGATCACTACGATAGCCGTAATGTACTTGAGGCCGTCCTTGCCGATGGCCTTGCCTGCTACGGTCTTCGCAGAGGCTTTCGCCTCAAGGCGATTGAGTTCCGCCTGGACCTGTGCCTTGAAAAGTTCGATGTCTACTGGCTCGCTCATTTGTCCGCCTTGTTGTTGTTCAGTTCGCCGATGAGGTCGAAGATGCGGTCAAGCGTGACCTTGATGTGATGGATGTCGTCCTTGTAGTCGGCCTTAGTGACATACACCTTTGGCATCTCACGAACGTCTTGGTCAAGGCGCTCAATTGAGCGGCTAATGTTGTTCAGTATCCAACCACCAAATAAGCCGGCTACACCGACGATGATGTTGAAAATAACCTGTCCCTCATCCACCGCCCTTCTCCTGCAATGATTTTGTAGATACAGTCCGCAGCGCGAGGTTGGCTACCGCGCCGGCCAGCATGATAGCGGCAGCGACCTGTGCGCCGAAGAGCGCCGTCAGATGTGCGCTTTTAAGCATCACTGGCCTCCAGACAGCGCATTAAGAATCTCGGACTGTTGTAAGAAATCCGTCCCAGGACGCAAAGCGTTTTGCCCCACGGGTAATGCCAATGGAGCCAACGGCTGTCGTCGGAATCCACGCATCGCTGCTGCGGTGGTTTTAGCGCGTTGAGCAGCAAGAGCGTTTGCAATCGCGCCAGTCCCTGCTCGAGCGCCAGCGACGCCGGTCATAATTCCAGCGGCAACAAACGGGTCGATTTGTCCAATAGGCGCGGCTAACGGGGTTGCAAGACCGCCCGCGCCTGCGTACAACGTACCGCCAAGCGAACGCTCTACGCGTAACGCTTCGCTAAAACTTGTTAACGCTTTATCCAGCCGGCCGCCTTGGACTACGTTCATAATAAAATCTTGTTCAACAGGCGAAAACCGATTGAGGCGCTTCTGGTTCATTGCCAGCGACCGGAACTCGTTACGAATTGCGGTATCAAGCGGCTGATCGGACAACCTAGCTCGCCGCAGTAACTCGGTCATTTCTTCGCTGCGACTGACCTGTTTCCATAAGTCTCTTGCTTTGCCGAGCGAGGAAACTGCTTGCGGAATGTTGCCCGCAATAATTTCCGTTGGTTGAGCGCCAAGGATAAATTCGTCAATGTGGTCCGCAGCTTCGCGCCCTAAACGACGAACATTGTCATCGCTTGACTTAATAAGGTTCTTGGTGATGTCGCTACGCGCCGTATCCAAATCAGTAAACGAACGCGCTTTACCGCGAAACTTTTCCAGTTTGTTTAGCGTGGCGACAAGCGCCGGCTGATCAGTAAATCCTTCGTCGGTCAATCGAGCGCGAAGCGTATCTAGCATCCGGTCATAAGCGCTTGGCGTAAAAACAACGCCAGCGTTTTCAGCGTTTTTGTATTCGTTTTTTGCGGTAGCGTACAACCGCTGTTCAGACGGGGTGCCTTTGCCTACAAAATCACGAACAATTTGCGGGCCTCTGTCGCCCAATAATTCTCTAGCAATTTGCGGGCCTCGAATTGCAGTTCGGCCTGCCGCTGCGCCGCCTAATGTTCCAAGAACGGCTAACAACAGCGGATTGCGTTGCGCAGACTCTGGTTCCGAAGTTTCAATAGCAGCTTGTTGCGTCAACGCTCCGCCGGTTGCCGCTGCCGTTTGTGCAGCAGGCGCTTCACTCATAGCTTGCAATACGTTTTTAGTTGCTCCGGGCGCAGCGCGTCGCGCTAACTCGCGCAAAAAGTTTGCTTGAGTTAATCCTGCGGTTGCGGCTTCTGCGCCCACCGAGGTAATCCTCTGAGCAGTAGTCTCTGGTTCTCGAAAAGGACTATAGCCTGCGGGCACAACTTTGCCCATTTGCGTGCGAATTACGTCGGAAGCTAACGGAACGCGAGATTCTGCGCCCAACGCTTGCGCTCCGACGTTATACAGCGTTGCCGCAAGATCGGTTAACCCCAAGGCGCCAGCGCCGCCAACGGCACCGGGCACAGCGCCAACTCCGCCAAACGGCAAGCCTGCGGCTGCACCTGTGGCTGCGGCGGCTGCATAAGGCGCAATAGCTTCGTTAATTACGCCGAGATACTGGTTAACCAGATCCATGCCGCGACGTTGCGGGATTTCGCTTTGAAGCGTCCCGCCAGCTTGGGCAGCTAACGCCTCGTAATCTGGCATAGCAGTCGGCTTGGCTTCCGCTTGGCCGCCATGCTTTTTGGCTAATGCCTCGTAATCGACAGCCATAAATTACAACCCCGCTTCTTTACGGAATTTGTCTGCTGCTGCTTTATTCGGGAACGTAAATACTTTTCCGTCGGGTGCGCGAACCACTTCGGGCTGATCGGGAGCTTTAGGTCGTTCTGGCTTTGCAAACTCGCGCTTGGGGCGCCCAAAGTCGCGGAAAAACTCATCAAGTTCGCCAGAACGGATGCGCTCGTTGTACGCATCCACGGCCTCTTCCTTGTATTTCGCCCGCAATTCCGCCATACGGATAAGCGTATCTTTATCAAGTTTGCGAGTGCCCGAAATAACCTCACGCAGAAACTCGCGCTCGGCTGGGGTATCCAATCCTCGAGCGCCGACGCCAAGCGCGGCAATCTGACTAAACACATCCGATCCAAGCAATGCTTCAAGAAACTGGCTATCGGACACTTTGGCCGCCGCCTCTTTGTCGCCGGCCACATCTGCACGGAAACGGTTAAATGTCGTTTCCAATTCAGACGTAATGCCAGTTGCCGGTTTTCCTTCGCGCAGCAATTTCAACGCTTCGTAGTCTTTTGAAAGACCCTTAGATGCGGCTTGTGCTGCGTTGTATTCAGCGACTAAGGCTTCGCCGCCTAATCTGCCAAGCACCTTGCCGCGCTCACTTTCTGACGGCGGCATTTGAATAGTGGTTCGTGGAGCGCCAGTTGCTTTTAATTCTTTTTGCTGCGCAAGCACGCTAGCAGACATCGGCACAAACAACTTAGCCCGTTCTGCCGGTGGAATCTGCGACAGAAATTGCCCACGAAGCGCCGCTTGTAACTGCGCGGGGTCGTCGGGTAGCGACGACGCGGCGAACTCAAGAAACTGCGGGACAATACTGCCCTGTGCAATCAAAAACTCAACTTGGTCCAAAACTTGCGCTTTCGTGGGAGGCGCTTCGCCATAGGCCAAATCACCTAACATCTTTTGGAATCGGCCATAGTTATCATCTGCTAACTTTGCAGAAAGACCGCGAGCCTCAAGCCCAACCTTTTCTGCGGTAGCCCGCTTGCCTTCTATATCCGCAAGCGACGCAGCAATTTCGGCTCCAGGCTTGCCAAACCGCAGCAGACGATTCTGATCTGCCGGCGTGCCAAGATCGGCGGTAGAAAGAAAGTTACGAAGCTCGGTTTCGCGTTGCGCTTGAGCAAGCGCAGCCTGCTCTTGCAGGCGCTGGGCGCGAGCGGCACGGCCGCCCTCAAGCCCTTGAACATACGAGCCAAGGATGTTTACGGGTTCAAGTTGTGTTGCGCCAATGACCGCCATGATTAAACCCTCCGGCCTGTAACATTTACGCCGGGAAGAATCGCGCCAAGCGATTCATCGGATAACCCCGACGACGGCGCCCCAAAGTACCCGCCTTTATACAAACCGTAGCCCATGCCCGCCTGCCCAAGCGCTTGCGACAACGCATTGGCTTGACCAAGGTAACCGGACGCGCGGGCCTGTCCTGCGCCCATTTGAAGGTTGGCAATATTGCTTCCGGCTTGGCCAATCGACCCCGCCGCAGAGGATGCAAGCGAGGGGCCGTAACCGCCGATCCCGAGCAATGCGTTGGTTACATCTGCCCGCTGCTGTCGAGCGCGAGCAAAAGCGTTCTGGTATTCCTGCGAGGCAAGTTCCTGCCCGAAGCGCTGCGTGCCTTTTAGCATAGAGCCAGAAAGCAATCCGCCGCGAGCCGCTGCCGAGCGCTCAAGCGCCTTCATTCCCTCGCCCATGCGAAACCCGTAGCCGGGGTCCATCTGGATTTCTTCCATGCCGGGGGCGCGAGCGTACTCGCCGCCTTCGCCGTACAGCGCAGCAAGTCGATTAAGTTGGTTAAGCGACAATTCGCGGAAAGGCGCGGTTTCGGCAAGTTGCCGCTCCAGCATCCGTTCTTCTGTGGCCTGCGCCGTTGCTGCGGCCTGCTGCTGTGCGCGGGCGGCTTTGCTTGCGCCACGCGAGGCGACTGCGCCGCCTACGACTGCGCTGCCTAAAATTGCTGCTGCTGTTCCGATAGCCATTTACGCAACCTCTTTGAAGAACGTCCGCTCCATCGGCTTAAAGCCTTGGCGCGAATACAACTTTTCCATCGCGGGCGACCGTTCGTCCTCTAGGGCTATCATAAACAAGGCGGTCGCGCCTTGCTCTTTCGCCCACGACTCTATCGCATCGTACATTTGTTTGCCTACGCCCGAGCCACGGGCTTCCGGGGTTAGATACCACCAGACTTCCTGCACCACCCGATGTGAGGGGCTGAAGTACATGGGGTAACACAATGCGCCCGCCACGCCGACTGCCCTGCCGTCCTTTTCAGCAATCCATACACCCATCGTCGGGTTACTGACAGCCGCTAGATAAAAGTTAGTGAACCCTTCGTAGTCGAACGGCATGGCGTTATGCACTGGGGTCGCGTTATGAAACGCAGCCCCTAGTTTTAGGTACTGGTCTAGATCTTCAGCGGTGGCGCGTCGGACGGTCACGAAATCTCCCGCCCCGACGAGCGGATGTTGATAGACGTTGCCGCTGAGGCAAGCGTCGAAATAAACCCGCTTGGCGCCAAGGCCGCGCCCACAAGTTCGGGGAACGTATACGTCTCCGCTGGCTGCAAGGTCTTGGTCTTAACGATCAAGTTCTGGTTGCCGGCGCTATCTAACGCGGTCACTAGGTTCACGCTAATCGTCGCGGCCGAGGCGCTGTAGTTGGTCGCCGTAAACTTGTCGATCAGCGTCGTGACGCCGTTCGCTGTGTACTGCGTGGTTTGCGTGTTCTCCGCAATCTTGGCGGGAATCAGCACTTTGACATTGACTGCCATATCGACCTCTTACGTGAATTTGAATCGCACGCGGCCATTAATTCCCGGCCGCCCGCCATCGCCGCCCAAGATCGGGTCGCCGCCGTCACCGCCTGCGCCCGCCGTCAAGTTAGTAACGCCCAAGATGCCGGCGCCGCCTGCTTGCGTAAATCCCGCGCCGCCGTTACCTGTTACGTTTGCGGCGCTACCGCCCGAGGCCGTGCCGCCTGCACCTTGGCCGCCGCCGTTAATGCCAAACGCGCCAAAGCCGCCTTTGCCGCCAAGGCACACCATTTCGGCAAGGTTGTAGCTGCCGCCGTAAGCCGATGACGCGCCGCCGTCGTAACCGAGCGGGTTGCCTGCCACGCCACCTGCGCCGGCCGCGCCAACCGCCCACTGAATCGTTTTGTCGGCATCGCCCATCGTCAGTACGAGGACAGTACGGGCGTATCCGCCGCCACCGCCACCGCCGCCAGGATTCGACTGCGTGTCAATGCCAAACTCAAAGTTGAGGAACGATTCCGTACCCCAACCGCCACCGCCTCCGGCGCCCCACACCTCGATGGTGCAGCCCGTAAAGCCCGAGGGAATGGTCAGCGTGCCTGTGCCTTGGCTAAAGTCATACACCCCCGCCCCGGCTCCGCCGGTCGTGCCTGCAATCGCAGCGGCAAGCGTCGCTCCGCCCATTAGGTCAGCCCCGCACCGCTAATCAGCCACGAGGTCGTGCCAATTTTGACGCAGGTCGCCAAGCCGTTCTGCGCAAGCGTGCGCGTGCCGGTCGTCGTGCTGTTGGCAAGCGTCAACGTATCGGTCGTAATAGCAATCGAGAGCGGCGTGGCGTTGACGTTGATAATGATAATGACCGTGCCAAGCGGGAATTCAACCGCCGCGTTGGCAGGAATCGTTAGCGTGAGGCTAGACCCGCTCATCAAAATCGACTTGCCACGGTCGGCTAACACCAGCGTGTAGTTAGTTGTTTGTAAAAGTTGCGGGGCTTCCCGATAGCCTACCGGCCAGTTCTG